CGGCGTTGATTTTAGCTGGGTTCAAGGAAACTGCTTAATTGTACACGTAGACACCCGCATTTGCTGGGTTGAAGAATGAATCAAGTTTCCCTCCAATAAACAGTGCTCTCAGCGTTGATGGTGGTCGGGCCGGCCTCCGCCCCTGTAGAAACTGCATGCGCAAACATATCCAAAACATAGAGATTGCCAGCTGAGTTGGGACTCTCCACACTCCAAACAGTACTCTCAAGGTTGTCGCCCTCCTCCGGATTGTCGAAGACGATCTTCTTCCTGATCGGGTGCCAGAACTTGAAGTTCCGAACGGTCGGGTTATTGGCCATGGGGTTGAAAACGCGCTTGCGGTCATAGATGACGCGAATCTTGTTTGAATCCGTCTGTGCGTCGAACGAAAATCGCTCAACATAGTCGATCCCGTCTTGGCCTCGAAGGATATCCTCGGTAACCTCGGGATGAAAAGAGTCGGTGTAGGGATCCCACCGCCGAAAGTAAGTGCCGGACGAATTGAGAACGCTCTGAGCGAACTCATAACGTTTGTATGACCAAAAGATGATGCGACGCCAGATCAGCGCCTGCGTCATTTCGATGTACATGACATCACGCCAGCCGACGAAGAATATCGATTGCCTGTTGCGGTCCATGGGATCCACCTGCTCGTTGTCATAGTCGCGTGTTGGCGGGCTCCACAAATTGTACGTAACACTTCCTGCAACACTTGCGATGGTGATAGGTTGAATTGCCCCCGCACCGGATGCGCCGAGCATCTTGTCGGACTTCTTGGTTTGCGAGATTGCGAGGACTCGCCTCTTGAAACGGCGGGACCGGAAACTAGTACGACGCCTTCTTCCTAGCGCGAGCTTTCTGCGCCCGTAAGACCTCCTGCCATAGCTTCTCCCTCGGGGTCGGCGGCGTCTGGCACCGTAGACACGTCGTCGGTTGAACCGCCGCGCATACATGATCGTCTGACCAAGGACAGCCGATGCACTTCCCGTCGTTCCGACAGTGGGTACCGCACGGACAGCAGTGACGTCCGGTGACACACAGGTGGGGCATGGTTGCCTAGAGTGGGGCGCGCGCGGGGCGCGCTAATATATGCGGTGTGCGGGGTACACACCCACACACCTTAAAAGGACAGAGACAATGTTAAAGAGTGGCTCTGTCCTCAACAATGTCGCTCACTCCATTGTCCCCATTCGGCTTTTCAGATATCGAAAATTCACCACTCCAAGATGCTCAGGAACCAGATGATGTTTTCGACTTCGATGACGGAGAGACGCTCGCCTCCTCCCCAGTGGATGCTGGAGAAATACGACAACGAACGGAGACTCCTCAACCAGGCGCTTTTCGATTCAAGGGCCGGTATTGTGTGCTCACGTACAGCCAGGTGCCTCCAACTTTCAACCCTGGTGATATTAGTGAACTGCTTCGTCGAGATCGCGCGAGCTTCATTGTTTGCAGAGAACCTCACCGGGATGGAGGCACTCACTACCATGTGTTTGTCGACTACAAACGCGTACGGGATCTCAATGGAGCTCGTCGGTGGGATGTACAGGGAGTGCATCCGAATCTTCTCCGAGTACGAAGGACTCCATGGCGCGCTTATGCCTACGTTACAAAGCACCAGGATGTTGTCAGAGACACTTTCACCGACAGAGATCGACCAACACCTCCAACGAGAGGTGCTAATGCTGACGGAGTGGGCAAACGACGTTGGGAGGCAATCACAAATGCTCCAGACAAAGACAGCTTTTTTGCGAAGTGCGCGGAAATGGATCCGAGAGCTTTGGTCACAGCTTTCGGCAACGTATCCAGATACGCAGACTGGAAATATCCTGATCTACGAGGATCCTACGACTCCCCCGGAGGAATCGCTTTTGACTTGGGAGGATACCCAGAACTCAAGGAGTACTTCCGAACATGGCTCAACCAATCGGGTAGGTGAGTCTTGCACGTCGGGCACGTCGACGCACGGCCCATCCCTGCGGGAAGCGACCCCAAGGGCCCGTGCGATCGAGCCGGCCCTCGGGTGCGCCCAGTTTCCTGAAAGAGAAGTGCTGACATGTGACAGACCCAAATCGTTGATCCTATGGGGTCCAACGAGGACTGGGAAGACCTTGATGAGTCGATCATTCGGTAGGCACATGTACTTCGGTGGATTGTTCAACATGGATCAGCTTGACACGGACGCTGACTATGCCGTGTTCGATGACATTCAGGGAGGTTTTGAATACTGGCCTGCTTACAAGTCCTGGTTGGGAGGACAAAGAGAATTTACCGCCACAGACAAGTACAGGCACAAGCAGGTTGTCAGGTTCGGCAAGCCCTGCATCTACTGTTGCAATGACGACCCAGGAATGGGACGCGGCGTTGATTTTAGCTGGGTTCAAGGAAACTGCTTAATTGTACACGTAGACACCCGCATTTGCTGGGTTGAAGAATGAATCAAGTTTCCCTCCAATAAACAGTGCTCTCAGCGTTGATGG